AGGAAACAGCGGACCGAAAGCTTACGACGGGGTTAGCGCTAGGCAGCTGAATAAATTAATGTTGGACCAGGCCATAGAAAACCTACCGAAGCTAGCGAAAGCCTGCTGTAAGGCGCGCTGGGTCCATAAGTTTAGTGTGAAGAAGACCTTACGTATGTTAGATATCGAAGCAGACGTTTATTATAATCGCTGCAGGCTAGCTGTAGACCTGATTCATAAGGAGATAAACGGCGAACGTGCTAACTATGTAGCTTTATTAGAGAAAATTAACGACAAAGCTTGACAAACGGCACTAAAAAACCGTAGAATTATGTTAATATGTTATTTCTATGTAATCTTACATAGAAACGGATAAATACAAATATTACCATTTAGGACCAGAAAAACGCGCCCTTTCGCGCCTTTCCTGGTCCTTTTTTGCGATTCGAAATTATATTTTCTTTATTTCTTTACTCTAATTACGAAAGGGGGCGTAAGAATGGCAAACCGCGAAAAACTAAATATAGATCAGCTGCCAGAAGGATACGACCCTTACGACGTTGACCTTAAAAAGCAGATTCACGAACGGGCGGACCAGAAGAACTTTATAGAACCGCGTGGGAATTCTTTAGTTTTACGCTGCGGTGCTAAAAGGAAAAATAAAGACGCCTTTTGCAGACAATTAGCAGGCTTTGGAACAGATCACCCAGGCTTTGGACGTTGTAAATTCTGCGGCGGGTCGAATACTGGACCAAAGACGCCAGAAGGAAAAGCGCGGTCTTCGCAAAACAGAAGAAAGCATGGCTTTTATTCTGAGGTCTTAACCCCAGAAGAACGCGACACTTACGAAGAACTTCTGGAAGATAAACGCGTAGGGCTAGAAGAAGAAATATTTATGATGAAAGCCAAAATAAAGAACTACTTAGCAAAGTACTACCGCAAACGTAAAGCGGGTGAAGCTGCTACGATCGAATGGTACAAGGAAGGCGAAGAAAAAGGCTACTTCCATGCTGGTACGATCGAAGACCGAACACTTACCAGGGCTTTAGAAACTTTACGGCGTCTGGTAGATAGTTACGCGAAGCTTACAGGGAACGACAGCGGCAATATATTAGATCAGATCAACGCGGAACTTCGCGCAGCTTCCCAGCAGAAAGCTTCTGAAAGTTGGGGCGGTCCTGCTCAGCAGCGTAAAGATAACAGCAGCTAAAGAACTGCCTTTTTCATGTGTTTAAGTAACTACATGCTAATAAAATTTTTTTCATGTGTATGTGTTTCTAACTTTAATTAACGAAGTAAGGAACAGCGCACTAAGAAAGGGGGCTAGCTATGGGTGAAGCTGCTTTTAAATATGAATTCGAATATAGGGAAGAAGCGGACCCTATAAGCGGCGCGCCTTCCCTGGTCGCTGTACCGAAAGCTATTAAGGACGCCTTTAACGGTGCGCCGTATGCTGCTATTAATGATCTAGGCGAACTATTCCGCCGAGATCGTTTAAGGGAAGCCTGGCGAATACTTCGGAAAAATGACCCCTTTGACTACCAGCTGGAAGTCTGCGACGCAATAATATACAGCTGCTTACAAGGTCTGGGCTGGCAGTTTACAGTCATGCAGACCCGACAAAGCGGAAAGAACGAAGAAAGCGGCTTTATTCAGCAGTACCTTTTACTTTATGGCTGGTACTACGGCGTAAGAATATCTGGTGTGAAATTCGCGCCAGTACATAAGCCGCAGGTCCAGGCAAGTATGGACCGTTTAGAAGGGGCAGACACACCAGACAGCGGAGGGCTGGCAGGCTCAGCAATTACGAAAGCGATCTGGACGAAATCAGACGGTTATAAGTACCATATCGGAACGCCCCGCGATAGCAACAAATGGGCTTTTTTATCTATTAACCCTTCGGCTAACGTTGCTTCACAAACAGCCTTTACCCTGCTGGAAGGTGACGAAGCCCAGGACATAGATACAAATAAATGGGAACGTGACGCGCAGCCTATGGGAAGCTTTAACAATGCTACGACTGTATTCTGGGGCGTAGCTTGGACAAAAGAAAGCCATATCTATAAAGCTATGCAGCAGTCTTACGAAATGGAAAGGCGTCTGGAAAAAGAACTAGGCTACAGGCCGAAGCTAGTTTATAAGATTGACGCGCATAGGGTTATAGCTTCGGGGAACGAAAACTACAAAAAGGCTTTCGAAAACCAGGTAGCGCGGCTAGGTATTAACCATATAGCCATACAGACCCAGTACTTACTAAACTTCGTAGATAGTATAGGGCGCTTTTTTGACGCTGAACAAGTAGCCCGAATGTATGCTACTACGGAAAGGACCCGAATAGGTCCTAGCCCGAATGATGTTTATATATTCTCGATCGATGTAGCAGGCCAGGAAGAAGAAATAACAGAGATCGACGAAGCAAGTATAGGGAAAGACAAGCGGGACAGTACCGCGCTTACGATCGGGAAGCTGCAGAAAGACGGCAGCGTAATACCTATCTGCTGGTATTACTGGACAGGTGAAAAGCATACAAAGGTACGCGATCAGATAAAAGCGATCTTAAAGCATTGGAACACGATCGGCGGTGTTTGTGACGCTACAGGTATAGGGGAACCCCTAGCCCACTTCCTAAAAGAAGAATTCCCTAGCCAGGAAATAGAAGCTTATAAGTTTAAGGCCCAGGGCGACGAAAATAAAAGTAAGCTGGGGTACTTGGCTTACAGCTTTGTAGCAAACGATCTTATAAAAATACCTAAGCAGCCTACAGAAGACCCGATACAGTCCGAATTATGGCTAGAACTAAAGTGGCAGATCGAAAACCTGGTAAGGGTTGCTAAGAAGCAGCAGACAATTAACTACCACGTACCAGAAAATGCTACGCCGCGCTTCGACGGACATAAACCGCATGATGACTTAGTTATCAGCTTATTCCTTCTTATGCGGGCCGCATGGTTTATTAAGAACCCAGAGGGAAGAAAAGCTGAAGCCTTCGACCGCGAAGGGTTATAATTATGCGGAATTTTATACATTCACAATTAAGAACAGCAGAACAGAAACCCTTATAAAACAAGGGTTTTTTATATTGCATAAAACGATAAATATTTAGGAAGTTAATTAACCGTTAAAAATGCTGTAATACCAAGGTTTTAAGAATAAAGCTAGTTAACATAATAAATGTTTTCCAAAGTTGATTGTGTATAAGAATCTATTTTTATTCACAAGGAAAGGGGGCTAAACGAATGGCGGTAGTCAATAAAATACCTAAACTTTTAAGTGAATATAGTTTAGATCAAGTAACAGCAGCTGCGGCTAAGTGGGCCGAAGATAATACGCCCTGGCTTAAGAAGATCATAGACCAGCACGACGCTTTTATTAGGGAAAGCGAAGTAGATAAATACCAGGCAGCATATGACGCAGAACTAGAAAGCATATCGGAACGCGATAAAAGCAGGGGCGACGATATTAACCATAAGCTGCAGGTCGCTATGGCTCAGGTCATCATAGACACAGTAGTAGACTATATGACAGGGAAGCCGATCGCCTGGACGATAGAAGACCTGGAAGGCGAAGGGAATAATAAAAAGCTGGTAAAAGAATTCCATACTGAAATTATGAAAATTCTTAGATCTGATGACGCCCAGCGGGTTTTAGCTGAACAGTTACGCCAGGGGTCAATCGCTTTTTATAGTGGGATTATCTGCTGGGTAGATGAAGAAGGACAGATAGACTTCGACGAATTCCCTATACAGGAACTTATACCCGTTTATGACAATCGGGGCAGGCTTAGGCTTCTTATTCGTAAGTACCAGGTAACAGATGAAACAGAAGACAGCCCTATAGAGCGTACGAAGTTAGAAATATACGATAGCAAGTACGTAACCTATTTAATCCAGGACGGGGAAGGTATAGGCTTCCAGCTGGACCAGGAAGAACTAGAAACAGGAAACCCTATCGAACATAAAGCAGGTCGTATTCCAGCTAGTATATTTGTTAATGGAACCCCAGCGAAGTACGAAGACCGTAAGAAGAAGGTCGGAACTTCTGACCTTAAGCCTGTGTTTTCCCTGCTAGAAGAATTAGCGAGTACTATGTCCGACAAAGGAAATACAGTCGATCGCTTACTAGATCAGTTTTTACTTTTCAAGAATGTAAGTACAGACGAAAAAGAAGTAGTAAAAATGAGAAAAGCGCGTGCGATCGTATTAAAGTCTAAAGATAGCGGCGCGGAATTCTTAGCACCTTCTCAGGAAGACGGCGCAGTAGAAAACCATATTAATAGAGTTGACGACCAGATACACAAAACAGCTATGATACCTAAGCTTAATGATATAGGCGGGGCAACTGCTACAGAAATAAAAGTAAAATATTCAGCCCTGGATATTAAAGCGGGTAAGAAAGAAAACTATTTCAGCCCTGCGGTTACGGCTTTCGTACAGGTCCTTACTGATCTAATAAACGCACGCCGTATTTTAGAAGTTAACCAAGAAGCGGACGTACACGCTATTCTTACAGGAAAAGAGCAGACAAGCGTACAGCTTTATAAGGCTGAATGGCTGCAGCATACGATCAATAGAAATATGCCGCAGAACTTCTTAGAAATTGCTCAGATCGTAAGTACTTTAGCGGACCGCGTACCAGACAGTTATCTTTATGAGTTGCTTTGGTTTATTGAGGACCCAGTAGCTGCGCTTAAAGAAATGAAACAGCAACGTGACGAAGAAAGCAAAAGAACAGCAGCGGCTGGCGCGGCAGCTTTAGGCTTCGGGGGCGAATTCGGTAGTACAGGAAACGAAGGAGGCGGCGGTAATGGAGAAGCTTAAAGAAATTATAAAGCAGTTAGAAAGCTGCGGCTTTACTTGCGAAGCGGGACCCTTAGAAAATAATACGGCTTTTTTAGAACTAAAAGACCTAGCCGAAGGATAGGGGGCGTAGCTTATGGCTGGAAGCAAGCCGCCCGAAAATAAAGAGATCGACGCGAAAGTACTAGCCCGAAGACAGAAAGACCTGGAAGGCTTCGTAGAAAATCACCAGGAAATATTAGATAAGCGGGCCGTAAAGTATGCTGCTGAAATAGCCCCTTTATGGCAGCGTATAGGTCGAAGTATTACAAATGAAATACGCGTGATCTACCAGGAAGTACAAGACGCTCAGGGCGTACCGATTGAAAAGCAGCCGATCGACGCCGCAAAGTTTAGAAACATGCAGCGCCAAATCGAAAGGCTGAGGAAACTACAGCAACAGCTGGTCGATATGCTAGGAACCGTAGAACAAAAGGCGAAAATGGACCGCAACCTGGCCTATACGTATTCAGAAGCTTACTACTTCCACGCTTTCGGACTAGAACAAGCGGCAAAAGTTGCTGTTAACGTCCCGATCTTAACCCAGGGACATGTAATAGGCGTACTGATTAACCCCTGGCTTCCAGACGGGAATACTTACAGCGATCGCTTAAGAGCGAATACGCAGTACTTGGCGTCTAAAATGGTTAAAACCCTAGAAAATGCTATGGGTGCTGGCTGGTCAATCAATCGAACAGCTAGGGAAATACAGAATAACGCCCAGGAAGGCTACTATAACGCCGTAAGATTAGCTAGAACCGAAATAAATAGGGCTGCAGCTCAGGGCGCGAACCATGTTTATATGCAAAATGCCGATATTATGGACGGCAAGCGCTGGAATGCTGTACTAGACGCTAGGACAGCACCAAAGGACGCGCAAAACGACGGGAATATATTCGACCTGGACTATGATACCCCAGAAAATCCAGGGGAACCTGGTCGACGTATTCCTAATCACCCTAACTGTAGATGTAAATGGACGCCTATATTATCAGCACTTGGAATTTCTGCTAGGGAAAGAATAGCCAGGGGCGACGGTGATACTAAAACGAACTTCGGGGAAAGAATGTATACTAAAGCTAGGACCTATAAGGAATATGCAGCAAAGCGGGGCTTACCAGATATAGACGACCTGATAAGAAACGAAGACCCTAGAAAGTACCTACGTCGTGGGGAAACCCTAGCAGACGTACCGAAGAACTTCTTTGACCCGTTTAAGCCAGTAAAAGCGGCTGCAGCAACCTTTACAGCTGTAGAAGCAGCGAAGACCGCCGTAGTAGATAATGCTTTTACTGCTGCTAATAGCATAAAAGAAGCGAACGCCTGGGCTGCAGAAAATATCCCGCAGGTCGCCCAGATTGATTACACAGGTTATGATCTACAGTTGGCTAATGAGGTAAACGAAGAACTTTATAAGCTATTCCAGCTTTACCCAGAAGTCGAAGACATTAACTTTATTGGTACTGCACAGAAGCGGAATAAGCTACTATATGAAAGACAAGTAAAGGAATTCCTTAGAAAGAATAAGGAAAACTTCGAAGGTCTGGACCAGAAAACGATAGACCTTTTTATTAAGAAGTATATTAAAAAGAAAACCGTACCAGGTAATACGTACGCTCAGGCTGCTAACCATACCTGGGGACCGCAAGCTGGTATAACCTTCAATCAAAAATGGGCGAAGGATTACGAAAGCTTTAAGAAGTCGGTAGCGTCAGACGTGAAAAGCGGCTGGCACCCAGAAGGAACAGAAACGCCAGTAAGTGTATTAATACACGAATTTGGACATAGTATAGATTACTTCATAGAGAAAGTAGGACTTAGGGATAGGTACCTTAAACCGATCTTCCAGGAAGCCTTAAAGGACCCGACAGCAACACAAAGAGAATTAAGCCGTTATGCAATCGAAGGAAAGCGCCCAGATAGGGAAATTATTGCAGAAGCTTTCGCCGAATACCGTCTTAACCAGAACCCTAGAAAATGGGCTAGAAAGATCGGGGAAGCAATCGAACAGGCGCTGGACGAATATAGAAAGGGGCGTAAGTGATGGTAAGTAAAAAGCCTAGCTTTATCGACAGCCCGTACTATGTTAGCAAACCAGGCGGCGGTTATCTCAAGCCTGGGGCGCCAGCAGAAGTACAAAGAGAATTTAACGAATTTATGCAGGGCGACGAAGCCGAAGCCCTGGAAGAAGTAAAAAAACTAAACGAAGAAGAAATAAGTCGCCTATAAAGGGCGGCTTTTTTCATGCCTTACCTTACCAGGGGCTAATAATACCTGGAAAGGCTAGAATGGTACCTTACGCCGTAGAAAGTAAGGCTATTATCGGGGACCCTGTAACCCCCAGCCAAAACAGGGCAGGCAAAGCGGCAGCGCTTCGTACTGCGAAAGGGGAAGCTATGAACAAACAAATCAAAAGGCTACAGAAACTACTTGAAACAGGGAAGATCGACCACGCGGAATATGTAGAACAGCTGCAGGAACTTTTAGACGACGAAATTATTAAGCAGGAGGACTTCGACAGCGCTAAGGACTTCCAGCCAAAGGATAAAGACGAAGAACTAATTTACAGCCAGGCAGACGTAGATCGTATGATTATGGTTAAGGCCCGTAAGTTAGTTAAAAAGTCATTAACAGACGCTGGGGTAGACCTAGAAGGCGTAGAAAATAAGGACCTACTTTCTACTTTCGGTACTTTAGCTTTACAAGGTCAAAAGAAAGGCGACCTTTCAGTAGACGAAAAGGAAGTAAATGACCTTAAGAAGAAGGCGAAAGCTTACGATCAGCTACAGCCGCAACTTAAAGGGCTAACGATCGAAAACGCCGTACTAAAAGCGGCTGGCACATATAACCCAGTAAACCCGAAGCAGGTAGTTAGAGCGCTGGAAGACTACAAGGAATTTTTAGAGTATGACGAAGACGACGTACTAGTAGAATCTTCTGTAGAAAAGGCGCTTAAGAAGTTAGCCACAGCTGAACCTAATTTATTTAAAGACGCTGGGGACCCAGGAACTGACGAAGACGACGAACCAGGTACAGGGTCAGGGTCAGGCTTCCAGGGTAAAGCACCAGGCGGCGCTGGGACAGGAGGCAGCAAAGACCAGCAAAAAGCAGCACAACTAAAAAGCACAGCCTTAGAAATGCTAGGCTATGCAAAAAAACAATAATTAAGGGGGCTATATAATGGCTGACGTAACAATTCGTAGACACTCTGCAGAAGCAGCACGCGAGATCAAAGCTAGCGCACACTACACTTATATTACAAACGGTATTACTTTAGATGGGTCTAAGTTTGCTAAAGGCGAACTAGTAAAAGAGGGTACTTGTCTAGTAAAAGACAATACTACAGGGCTTTATGAGAAATACACAGAAACTACTGCAGGTACTTTCGAACCTGGAAAATCTGACCCAGTAATTTTAGATGAATCTATTAAATTTAACTTAGATGACGCAGGAAATAACCCGAATGTTACAGCTGGTCAAGTCTTAGTACATGGCGCAGTTTATAACGGTATGCTAATCGGGGCTACTGATACTTTCAAAGCAGAACTTAAAGGCGCTATTCGCTTCGTATAAGAAGCCTAGCGCTTTTTTACTTCTCAGATAAATAACTAAAACCTTAAGGGGGCTATAAAATGGCAGGCTTAGCACAGTATAGCGAATTCTTCGCGAATCCAGTCTTTACAGAAACAATGAAAGAAGTACCCGTTAATAAGTCATATATCGGGTCTAGGTTTTTACCGCAGGAAGAAACTTACGAAATTGATTTTAATGAATCAGTATTAGAGCGTCAGCAAGATATGGCAGATATCGTAGATAACGGGGCAGAACTACCGTTAACTGATCGCGACCCTGTAAGACGTGTTTCTGGGGAAATCGCGGATATCGGTCAATCTTACATCGTAACGAAAAAAGAATTAGCAGCGCTTATGGATAAAGGGAACCCAGGAAAGCGTAAGATCGCAGAAAAGCAACTTTTAGGAAAAGCGGCTACTGTTAAACAAAATATTGACGCGCGTATCGAATGGTTACGCTGGCAGGCACTAGGCGAAGGCGTACTATCATATAACAAAGCAGGCATTAAGCTAGGGGTAGACTTCCAAGTACCAGCAGAAAACAAAGTAACAGCTGCTACACGTTGGAACGACGTAGGGGCTACAATCCTAGCAGACTATGAAAAATGGGTACAGGATTATGTAGATCTTAACGGATTAACGCCAGATACTTTTGTAACGGGTATCGGGGCAATTCGTACTGTTATGAATAATGCAGACGTCCGTAAGGCTATTACAGGGTCAGCAGATCAGCTTATTACCATCAATGAGTTAAACGACTTCTTAACAGGCCGTCAGCTGCCACGTATGGAAGCTTTCGATACTGTAGTAGCTTACCGCGATGTTAATAACGGTGGTGTACGTGTATCTCAGCGCTTACTAGCAGCTAACAAAGGCGTGTTCTTAGTTGAAGGCGGCGAAATTGGTAGCCAGTTATTAGGGCCTACAGTAGAAAACGAAATGAATCCAGGCATTTACGCGCATAGCTTCACACAGCAGCGCCCGCGTAGGGAAATTGTAGAAGTAGTAGCTGCTTCATTCCCTAAAATCTTAATGCCAGAATTAATTAAACAAGCTGTAATTCTAGCTTAATAGTAAAAGTGTAAGGGGCGGTATCTACTGCCCCTATTTTCATTAATCGAAAGGGGCAGGAAAATACATGTCAAAGACAAAATACGTGTTATTAAAAGAACCAGTAACTTTTAACGGGGCAATCGTAGAAGCTGAGGAAGTAGTCGAATTAGGGGCGCTAAGCGCTAAAGCACTAATTGACGAAGGTAAAGCGGTAGAAGTTACACCAGACGCGGAAACAGGAAAAGCGCTAGAAGGCGCAGGAAGCCCAGGAAGCGGCGATAACACCGACCCGCACCAAGTAGTACCCTCAGAACCTAAAATAGACCCAGAAAACGATAAGGACAAAGACCTGGAACTAACTAAAAAGGCTTTAAACGATAAATTTAACCGCGACCCTTTAGCAGAAGAAGCTAAAGCCGTAGGGGTAGAATTCCCTTACGACGCTAAAAAGGGCGAGATTATCCAGGCAGTAATCGAAGCTGGGAAAGCAGAAGTCTTACTAGAAAAATAAGGGGGCGTAGGGTATGCCTTTCTTAACAGAAGCTGAACTGGCTAAGTATAACCACGAAGCCGCGAATATGACAGCAGGCGATAAGGCGCGATTCTTAAATAGGGCTAACGGGTACGCCTTCGGGATTATCGGAGGTATACCAACGTACAGCGAAAAGCTACCAGCTGAGCAGGTAAAAGCTGCTGTAGCCCTAGCCTTCGAAATATTCGCAGAAGGTCAGGAAGCCCAGACCAACAGCGTAAACGGAAATATAACAGAAGCCGCGCCTACAGGTCATTACGTCCGCAAAGCAGATGACCCCTTAACGGTTGTCGAAAAAATGCTGCTGCCATACAAAGAAGCCTTTATACGTCAAAATACGGAATCTGCCGATAACGGGCTTATGTTCTTATAATGGCACGCCGTACTAGATACATCACAATTGATAGGCTAGAAGAATGGCAGAAAGGACTAGTAAAGATGGGCGGTCCTGCTTTCGATCAAATGAAAGACCGCGTGCTGCGTACAACTGCTTTACGTATGCAGGAATACCTAGACGACCTTACCCCAGCTAGAACAGGTAGGCTTAAAGGATCTATGAGCCAGGGACACCCTGACAACGTATTCGAAATAGTTGTAGGCGACCGGTCCTATGTAGTCGTGGGTACAAATGTAGAATACGCTCAGTACGTTAACGACGGATTCACACAGGAAAAAGGTCGTTTTGTTCCTGGGGAATGGAGAAGCGACACATTCCACTATATAC